GCGCAATCATGCACCGGCTGGGGTGGCGTAAGGTCCGGCAACCAGCACTGCCCAAAAGCGGCGTACGGCCTTGGGCGTATAAGAAGCCCGATGGCTGGGGAAGGGCAACTGCTCTTGTGCAGGATGGGTTTGAGGAGCCGTGTTTTGATTAAAGAGATCGATGCACGCCTGCAGACGTGGGCTCAGGAACTGCACAGCGACTTCACTAAGGGCGGACTCGCTGGGGGAAACATGGTCGCCATGATGATGGAAAGCAATGGGCAGTTGATTCGTGGGCGGCGGGCGTTTCGGGCGCCGTTGGAGGGCTCGCTGGATATTGAGCTGATAGTGACTAAGCACCTCGAACCGTTGCATGAACAGGTCGTCCGCGAGCACTACTGCAATCATGACACCGGCATGCGCCTTAGATATGCCAATTGTGGTTGTGGGCGCGATACCTACTATCAGCGTCTGCACGAAGCGCACTTGCACATCTACAGCCTGCTGCTGGAGAGGGCTGCATGACTCCTGGCGTCACTCCGTCCGTATTTGTCCTACTGTCCGGCCTTGTCCGACTGCCACTTAGCGCAGTAGGACAAGTGCATGCCGCTCCATTGCTGGGCTGTCCTACTTGTCCAACCTTTGCCCGCACCATGCACACGTAAGCATAGCGGGCACATAGTCGCGTCCATGACGCGCACGCGTGCTTTTAGCTCTCTCTCTATACACAAGGAAAAGTTAAATAAGGTAGGACAGTAGGGCGGAGCCCCGAATTTAGGCGCCTGTAGCTGTCCTACTTCGACTCTGCATAGTGGGACAGGTAGGACGATGTACAAGAAGCGATAGCCGATTGAATGCGTTGTCCCTACGTTGCGCCCACGTCATACCAACGTTGCACCCATATTGATCCATGGCATTAAAACTTGCTTGCTGCCACCGGAATCCACCTGTAAAAAGTACCCATCTTCGATAGGTGCGACCGCAGAGAGCGGCAGGCACTACACACCAAACCCGGCCATTGCGCCGGGTTTTTGCGTTTATGGAGTAGGGCGATGACGAACGAGCAGCAAGCGCTGGCAGAGATGCCAATCTGGTTAGTGATCGTCTTGGCCTTGGTCGGCGGCGTATCAGGCGAGATGTGGCGGGCCGACAAGGATGGGGCGCGAGGCTGGGTGTTATTGCGACGCCTGGCGCTGCGGTCCGGTGCCTGTATTGCCTGCGGGGTGTCGGCGATGATGCTGATGATCGCTGCCGGCATGTCGATCTGGGCGGCGGGCAGTTTGGGTTGCCTGACTGCGATGGCCGGCGCGGATGTCGCCATCGGCTTGTACGAGCGCTGGGCTGCCAAGCGGCTGGGCGTCTGCGAAGTGCCGCCAGTTGGCGGTGACCGGGGGCAGTAGTGGCGGGCGTATACGGCTACCGCTGGCAGCAGTCGCGAGATGCATTCTTGCGAGAGCATCCCTGCTGCTGTTTTTGCTCAACCCCTGATCGGCCGACCGAGGCCTTCGTAGTTGATCACATCGTGCCTCATCGGCTCAAAGAGGCCAAAGAAAGTGGCGATGCGCGACGTATCAAAGCCGCTGAGAAATTGTTCTGGCGGCGTAGCAACTGGCAGCCCCTCTGCAAGCTCTGCCACGACTCGGTCAAGCAGCGTCTCGAAAAGTCGGGGCGCATGGTCGGGTGCACGGCGGACGGCAAGCCTCTCGACCCTAATCACCATTGGAATCGACGATGAAGACGCAAAGCATGAGTTTCGCGGTACGGGTCGCTTGGTGGTTGCGCTGGTACCTGCTGGGTGTCGAGGTCGTGGCCGGGCTGACCGGTTGCCAGCCTGACATGGATCGGGTCGGTCGATGGGTTGCGCGTGCGGTCACCGTGCGGGTTCGGCCGAGCGCCAGGGGAGGGGGGGTGAAAAACTTTTTCGCCCGCCTGGACTAGACCGCCTCTCGCCCTCCGTTCGCAAAATGCGGGAAAAAAGGAGAGGGGGGGGTATCGAACTTGAGAGGTGAAACATGGCAGGAAACGGAAATTCCGGGCGCCCTTCGAAGCCCGCGGCGTTGCACCTCTTGCAGGGCAATCGCAGCAAGAAGAACTTCAACGAACTGATTGAAGAAATCAAATCGCCCGCCATTCCAGTGGCCGCGCCGCCGATGCCCGATGTGCTCAGCGATGATGCGGTTGCGGAGTGGGAGCGGCTGATACCTGACCTTACGGCGCTGGGCCTGATTTCAACGCTGGATCAAATGGCACTCGCGACCTATTGCCAGGCGTATGCCGATTGGCTGCGCTATCAGCGCCTGATCGCACAGCGCAATGCGAAGTCGGCCGACGATCTTGGCGGCGATGTTCAGACCTTCAAGACCGGTGCCCAGCAAATGCACGTCCTGCGGCAGCTGGCGAATGACGCCGAGAAGCGTGCCAACGCTGCCGGTGCCCAGTTTGGTTTCTCACCAATGGCCCGCCGCAATCTGAAAACGGCCCCTCCGCCGCAAGGTGAGCTTTTCCCCAATGACCAACGAGACGCTGCAAGCCGATACTTCAGCTGATGACCGGGTGGCGGCCTTCGCCCATGCCGTCCTGGCAGGAGAAATTGTCGCGGGTCCTGATGTCCGCAACGCGTGCTCGCGACACTTGCGCGATGTGGAGCACGGAGCCGCACGCGGTCTTGTCTGGAATCAGGAAGCCGCTGACCGTGCCATCGGGTTTTTCGAAGACGTGCTTTGCCTCAATGGCGGCGATTATGAGGGGATGCCGTTTTATCTCGCGCCGTGGCAAACATTCGTGGTCGGCAGTCTGTTCGGCTGGATGACGGAGGATGGTTACCGGCGCTTTCGTCTGGCCTACATTGAGACCGGAAAGGGCTCGGGGAAAAGCCCGTTGGTTGCTGGCATCGGCCTCTACGGTCTGGTGTCAGATGGCGAAAACCGCGCCGAGATCTACGCTGCCGCGACGAAGCGCGATCAGGCCATGATCCTGTTCCGCGACGCGGTCAGTATGGTCAGCATGTCACCGCACATGTCCAGCCGCGTGGTGCAGTCGGGTCGGGACGAGAAGGTCTGGAACCTTTACTACCCGAACACAAAATCGTTCTTCAAGCCGATCAGCGCCGACGAAGGCCAGTCAGGCCCGCGACCGCATATTGGTTTGCTGGACGAACTGCACGAACACAAAACGGCGACTACGGTGAACATGATGCGCGCCGGTACCAAAAACCGGCGCAAGGCCATGGTGGTGATGATCACCAACAGTGGCTCAGACAAGAAGACGGTTTGCGGTCAGTACCACGACCTGGGCGTTCGCATCTGCGCAGGCAAGGAAGATGACGACAGCTTTTTTGCGTTCATCTGTTCCCTGGACGAGGGCGACGATCCGTTCAAGGACGAGAGCTGCTGGCCCAAGGTCAACCCGTCACTCGACTTCATTGCCGAGGGCCAGGCCGACGGAATCCCCGGTCGCAAGTATCTGCGCGAGCAGGTGCAGTCAGCGCGCGGTCTGCCGGCCCAAGAGTCGGTGGTACGCCGCCTGAACTTCTGCGAATGGACCCAGGCGGAATCACCATGGATTTCGTGGGACGTCTGGAGCCAGGCCGCCGAGCGCGTGCGCATGCGGATCCTGCGCGCCCGGCCTTGTGTGGCGGGCCTCGACTTGGCGAGTACAACGGACCTCACTGCTTTCCTGTTGTTGTTTTACCCAACAGCTACGGATCCGCACTGGCGCCTGCTTTCGTACTTCTGGATCCCCGACCATGACCTGGCCGAGCGCGAGAAACGCGACAAGGTGCCTTACGCCCTGTGGGTCAAGAACAAGGCACTGGAAACCACGCCCGGTCGGGCGATCAGCAAGCTGCATGTGCTCCGGCGGTTGCAGACCATCTGCGCGTACTTCGACGTGCGCAAGATTGCTTACGACCGCTGGCGGATCGAGGACCTCAAGCAGCTGATGATCGAGCACGACATCGAGCTGCCGGAAATGGTCCCGTTCGGTCAGGGTTTCAAGGATATGGGGCCAGCGGTCGACGAGTTCGAACGGCGCTTGCTGGGGCTGCCGCCCAAGTCTGAAGAGGGCGAAGTGGTCGATCTTTCGGCCGATGACTACGAGCTCATCAACGAAATCGCCGACGTGGAAACACTGCGGCATGACGACAACCCGGTGATGACCTGGTGCGCGGGCAACGCGGTAATCGTCAGTGACCCGGCCGGCAACCGCAAAGCGGATAAGGCCAAGGCCACCGGGCGCATCGACGGCATCGTCGCGGCGCTGATGGCGACCGGCTTGAGCGGGAGTGCTATCGACGGCACTGGAAAATCCATTTATGACGAAGGGGCTGGCATATGAAACATCTTGAACTGCTGGCCTGGATCGCGGGCCTGCTGGGCTTTGGTCTGCTGATTGCCGGCGTGGCGCTGCTGAGCGTTCCGGCGGCGCTCATCGTGGCGGGCGTCGGGCTTCTCCTTTGGGCATGGCTGGCTGATCGGGCTGCCGCCGCACCGATGCCGGCGCATGACAGTGGGGGAGGCTGACCATGTTCTTCAGCAAGCAACGCGGCTCGGCGCAAAGCGTCGTGTCCAGTCCGGACGGCAGCGTCTGGCGCAGCCTGATCGGTTCGGGGCGTAACAGCTCCGGTTCGAAGGTCACACCCGAATCGGCGCTCGCCGTTCCCATCGTTCAGAACTGCGTCACGCTCTTGGCCGAGAGCATCGCCCAGCTGCCGCTGGAGTTGTACCACCGCACGGGCAACGGACAACGGGATGCGGCGATCAACCATCCGCTGTATGACGTCCTGCGGTATCAGCCGAACGGATTCCAAACGCCGTACGAACATCGCGAGGGCAGTCAGCTCGCTGCCGGTCTGCGTGGCAACAGCTATAGCTTCATGGAGCGTCGTGACGACGGCAACGTGACCGCCCTCTGGCCGATCCACAACGACAAGGTCACCGTCTACAAGGGCGGCGACATGCTGCCGTATTACCAGGTCGGTGCCTTTCCTGATCGCTTGCCCATGCGGCAGATCCACCACGTACGGTGGCACTCGCACAACTTTTATGAAGGGCTGTCACCGATCATGCTGCACGCGGAGGCGGTAGGGCTTGCCCAGGCCGTGCGGCAGTACACCGGCAAGTCGTTCGCCAATGGTGCGTCGGTGTCGGGCGTAATCGAACGGCCTCGGGAGGCGCCGGCCATCAAGGATCAGGGCTCGATTGATCGGGTGCTTGATCAGTGGGGCAATAAGTTCGGCGGCATGGACAACGCGAAGAAGGTCGCCATGCTGCAAGAAGGCATGACCTTTAAGGCCGTGTCCATGACCAACGTCGACGCCGAAATCATCGGCGTCCTCAAGCTGTCCGGCGTTGACTGTGCGCGGATCTACAAGATCCCCCTGCCGATGGTCAATGATCTGGACAAGGCGAACTACAACACCATTGAGCAACTGCTGATTCAGTTCGTCGTGTTCAGCCTGCTGCCCTGGGTCAAGCGACATGAACAGTCGATGATGCGCGATTTCCTGTTGCCCAAAGACAGGCGCGACTACTTCATCGAATTCAATCTCTCGGGCCTGATGCGTGGCGACCAGAAGAGCCGCTACGAGGCATATGCCATCGGGCGGCAATGGGGCTGGTTGTCGGTCAACGACATCCGCCGGCTGGAAAACATGCCACCAGTTGTGGGCGGCGACATTTACCTGCAGCCGTTGAACATGATCGACGCGGGCAAGGGCATGCCCGATCTGAAAGATCCCAAGGTGCGGGCGCAGCTGGAGCTGCAACAGCACGAAATCGAAAGGATGCTTGCACAATGAAACACCACCTTCGGGCATCCGGCCTGTTATTCAACCAGCCGCTGCTGGTGACCCCTGACATGCTCGACCTAGGCGTGCGCTGGGCGAATCAGGCGATGAACCTCAATATCATCAACCTGGCGCCTTCAGGCGGTGCCAGCCTCGGGTTCTACGACGATGAGGCGCAGGATCGGGCCGACCAGGAACAAGAGAAAGAGCGCGCCATGTTGGCAACCACGGGTGTCCAGGTGCTGCCGGTGCACGGCTTCCTGGTCAGTCGCGGCAGTCACATCAACGCCTGCGAAACCATGACCAGCTACGAAGGCCTGCGGCAATCATTGCGCCAGGCGATTGCGGACCCGCTGGTTGAACGTGTGGTGTTGGATATCGACACGCCCGGCGGTTCGGCCGTGGGGGCTTTTGAGTTAGCGACCGACATCCGGGCGATGGCGCAGATCAAGCCCATCACCGGCATCGTCAACTACATGGCCTACAGCGGCGGCTACCTGATTGGCAGTGCTTGCAGCGAGCTGGTGGTGAGCCAGACCAGCGGGGTCGGGTCCATCGGCGTGATTGCCAGCCATATGGATCGCTCCAAGCAGGAGGAAAGCATGGGCGTGAAGGTCACGACCGTGTATGCCGGTGCTCATAAAAACGACCTCAGTCCCCATGAGCCTCTGACTGAACAGTCGATGAAGTTCCTGCAGGAGCTGGTGCAGGAGAGTTATCAGCTTTTCGTCAGTGCGGTGGCGGATTATCGCGGGCTCAGCATTGAGGCCGTGCGGGCTACCGAGGCGGGGCTGTATCGAGGCCAGGCCGGAATCAATGCCGGCCTGGCGGATCGCCTGCAAAGTCCGCAAGACGCCGTCGATGATCTGTCGCGAGCCGTGGCGCAAAGCCGGGCGCAACGTCAGGGCAGTCGCATCGCTCTTCGAGCCGCAGCCCTCAACATTCAAGCAAGACTCTGACCGCGTTCGCGGCAGTTACCTACACCCGCCCCGGCGGGTTTTTTTATGCCCAGGAGGCACCATGTCCCTTGTAACTCAATTGCGAAGCGAACGCGCTGAGCTCGTCGTCGCGGTTCAGGCGCTGGCCAAGATCGAGGCAGAGGGTGGTTCGCTGACCGCCGAGCAGCTGACCCAGTTCGCCCAGCTGGAAGCCCAGGTCAATGGCTTGACTGAGAAAATCAGCCGTGCCGAAGCTGCCGAGCGAATGTCCGCTGCATCTGCGGTACCGGTCAACGAAAGCGCCCAGGGTATCAACAGCCCGCCGGTGCACATCTCTGGCCCCTTCACCGAGAAGACCAAGCCGGGCGTGGCAATGGCCCAGATGGTGCGATTGCTGGTGCAGGCCGGCGGCAACCAACACCAGGCCGCTGAGATGGCCAAGGCCGGTGGTTACGGCGCTGACGTGCATATGGCGCTGTCCACGGTTACCCCTGGCTCTGGCGGCGTGCTGGTACCGGAAAACTTCAGTACCAGCGTGATCGAGTCGCTTCGGCCCAAGTCGGTGATCCGTCGCATGGGGGCGGTCAGTCTGCCCCTGAACAACGGTAACCTGACCATGCCGCGAATTATCGGCAACACCCAAGTGGCCTACCTCGGCGCCGAAGAGGACATTCAGGTCACCGGTATGCAGTTCGATGACATGAAGCTCTCGGCGAAAAAATCGGCCGCGCTCGTGCCGATCGCCAATGATCTGTTGGCGTATTCCGGGGTGAACCCGCGTATTGATGGGCAGGTCAGCAATGATATGTCCGTCAGTATGGGTCTTTCCGAGGACCTGCATTTTATCCGTAGCATGGGTGGTGGTTCGCTGCCGAAGGGCCTCCGTTACTGGGCGCCGGCAGGCAACGTGCTGCCGGCACCGGCGGGTGCCACGCTGGCCATCGTTGACCTGTATCTCGGCGGCATGATGTTGCGCCTGGAGACTGCCAACGTTGAACTGGATGGCTGCGGCTGGATCATGGCGCCGCGCACCTTGCGCTGGCTGCAATCGTTGCGTGATGGCAATGGCAACAAGGCCTATCCGGAAATCGATCTGGGGCTGCTCAAGGGCTACAAGGTCGCGCTCACCACGCAGATCCCGACCAACCTCGGCGCCGGTGGCAACGAATCCGAGATCTACTTCGTCAACTTTGCCGACTGCTACATCGGTGAAGACACCACCCTGTCCATCGCGATCAGTACCGAAGCCTCTTACAAGGATGCTGGCGGTAACACCGTCAGCGCCTTCCAGCGCGACCAGACCTTGATCCGCGTGATCAGCAAACACGACTTTGCCCCTCGCCATGTCGAGTCGGTGGCCGTGGGTACAGGCATCACCTGGGGTGCCGGCATGTAACACCACTTCAGCCCTGCCTTCGCGGCAGGGTTGATCTCAACGTGTTGATCGAGGTTTTTGTCATGAGCGAAAAAGTCATTGTGAAGTTCACCAAGCCTTGGCGGGGCTACTCGCCGGGCGAAGTTGCTGGGTTCGAGGAAAGTGTCGCTGAATCCCTGGTCGGTGGTGGTGTGGCGACGGGTTATTCGCCTGCATCTGCGGCTGCGTCAGTGAGCAGTCCCCTGTCTGAAAGGCGCCCGAAGGCTGCCGATAAAAAGCCTGTCAGCCGCGCTGGTGCTTCGAAGGCGCCTGTGGTGGAGCCTCAAACTCCCGCCGTTGATCCATTGTCATTGGAGCTGCCGAGCGGATCCCTTGATCCGGCAGGCGCGTCCGGTGGCGGTGAACTGACGGAGGGCGGCGAGTCCGAAGCAGGTGACCCCGTCACCGGTACCGGCGCAGAGGGCGAGGGTGGTTCTGCCGAGGATGAAGGCGATGATGACGACGGGAAGCCATAGCCATGGCCCGGCGCATCGCTTACATCGGTGACCCGGTGTTGACCCTGGATCAGGTCGCGTTTCAATGCCGCCTCGATCCAGAGGATGTGGTGCCTGAGCTGATTGAGGGCGTGATCATTCCAGGCGTTACCGGGCAGGCCGAGTCACGCACTGGTGCGGCCATCCGGCAAGCCGAGTACGAGGAAGAGTGGCCAGAGCATTACGCCTCCGGCCATGCGCTCGACGTGGGTCAGGCCACTGCCATCGTCTCCGTTGAGCGGATCCTGGCTGATGGCAGTCTCGAGCTGCTCACGGACGCCTTCAACCTGCGCAATCGTGGCCGGGAAAGCTTCCTGTATTTCCCTGACGGTCGTCCAGCCGGCGTTCTGCTGATTCGATACCAGGCCGGCATCGATCTCGATGCGCATCCTGCCGTGCGGTCCTGGTTGTTGATGCAGGCCGGCACCGCGCATGAGTTCCGGGAAACGTTGGTCAGCGGCACGATTCTCGCGGAGCTGCCCGGGTCGATGCTGGACTCGTTGCTGGCTGAAGTCACCGTCCCTCCGAGGTTCTGACATGCGATCAGGTCCAGCGCGGCACCGCTTCAGTTTGCAGGAGCAGCGAGTCGTCCCAGATGGATATGGCGGCAACCCGGTGCAGTGGGTTGAGGTCCGTAAAGTCTGGGGAGAGGTTGCCATCCCAACCGGACGCATCGCCCCGGTCGCCGACCAATTGACTGCCACCGTCGACGCAGAGATTCGGATTCGCTTCACCGCTGCTGCGGTGGCAGGGCGGCGCCTGGTGCGCAGTGACGTCGTCTACTTGATCGAGGCGCCCTTGCCCGACAACAACCGGAGCCTGCTACGGCTGCTCTGTTCCAGTGTTCCACACCCCTGAGGTAATCGATATGAAAGTACATGCCCTGGCCCGGATCTCCGGGCGCCCAGGTGACCGTGATGTGGGCGATGAGTTTGAGGTTGACGCCGAGTTGGGCGCCGGACTGATCGCTCGTGGATTGGTGGCGGAGGTCATCCCCAAAGCTGCGAAAGCTCAGCCCCCGGCAAAGCCTGCTGAGCCGGAGTCCTGATTATGGGCCGGCGCTCCAGCATCAAGGGTGACTTCAAGCTGCGTGGTGTGTTGCGGCGCATCGGTAACGAAATGGAAAGCGACCTGCGCCCGGCCATGCAGGAGTCCGCCGACCTGGTGCTCCAGGTGCAGCGGCAATTGATCCCGAAGGACACAGGGGACGCGGCGGCGGCGCTCCAGGCATTCGTGTCGAAATCCGGGCTGGATGCGCAGATCGGTATTCGCGGTAAGCGAAACAATCGCCATTTCTTCTATTTGCGCATTCTGGAGTACGGCTCCAAGGGCTACAACGGCGCGATGTATCGCAAGGCCGACCGCAACGCAGTCGGTGGCGCGCACACCGTCAACCGTGACAAATCGAAGCTGGGCGGGCGACGCAATGCCCTCCGGCGGCGTGCAACCAAGAACAAGTCCGACGGCAAGACGTTTTTCGGTCTGTTTCCCAACATCCCGGCTCGGCGGGCTAAGCCTTGGTTGCGACCCTCCATTGATGTGAACCGGGAGCGGATCCGGGGCGTGATCAGCTCAGCCATTGCCAGCACTTTGCGCAAAGCGGCGGAGGGTAAATGAGCGATCCGACCTTGGCGCTGCATGCGGCGTTGTTCAATCGTCTAAAGGCTGAGTTGTCATGTCCGGTGTTTGACTCGGTACCGGAAAAAACGCCGTATCCGTATGTCGTGCTCGACTATGAGGTCGTGGACAACACCGACTCGCTCAATGAGCGCAGTGATCGACGTTTGTTTTACTTCTCGGTCTGGAGTGATTACCGGGGCCAGGTGGTGGTGAAGACCCTCAATGCCGAGATCGACGCCGCCCTGCATAACCGCCCGTTTCCCCTGACAACCGGGCGAGTGGCCTCGATCAGCGTCACTCGTAAAGAGTGCCTGCGTGAGCCGGACGGCGTGACCTTTCAGGGCGCCGTCACGGTGCTCATTCTCACCGAGCACTGATTTTTTGCAGCACCCATCCGCCGGCCTCGTGCCGGCTTTTTTGTGACCCCTCGCAAACCTACGGCGGTATCCAACCGCAGGAGATACAGGCATGTCTTTTTTTACTGGCACGGGAACCAAGATCAGTCTTGGCACCAAAACCCCGGCTAAAACCAAGGCCGAGTACGAGGCTGATACCTACGTCCGGCTCGGCGAAGTGGGCAGTCGTGGCGCTTTCGGCGATACGTCCAGCCCGGTGACTTGGACCTCGCTTGATGATGGCCGCACTCGCAAAGCCAAGGGTACCCGCGATGCAGGCGATATGACCGTGGGCGTGGCCTACGACAAGGGCGATCCTGGCCAGCAAGCGGCTATTGCGGCTGAAGCCGATAACAGCCCGCTGGATTACAACCTGAAGGTCGAGTTTGCCAACGGTGATCCCGATGCAACCCCGCCGATTGCCAACACGGTGGTGTACATGCCGGTGAAGGTCATGAGCTTTCAGTTCCAGGATGCGGATGCCACCGGTGTTGTGCAGGCGCAGCTCAGCATGGCCATCAACGGTAAGCCGCTGATCGTTTGATCCACCTCCAAGGGCGCTTGGCGCCCTTGGGCCTGTTTACCTTTCCAATCCCAAGGACTTTTCGATCATGAGCAAAACTGACTACGGCACTACCGACGTTGAAATCGGCAACAAAACCTACACCTTGAAATTCACCCTCAAGGCCGTGCGCGGCATTGAACGCCACTTCGGCGGTATTCAAGGGGCGATGCAGGAACTGTTCAAAGTGAGCCTCAGCTCCTTGGCGTTGATCATCGCCCTGGCTGCTGGCCTGGACTACAAGCGCAAGGACCTTGAAGCGCTGGAAGAAGCGATCTTTGATGAGGGCCTGACCCGGGTTAACCCGCAGGTCATCAAGTACTTGAGCAAGTTGCTGAATCCGAGCGCCAAGAGCGATGAGGAGTTGGAGGAGGCTGAAGCCTCGGGAAACGAGTAGAGCGGCCCGGCAATGGCAGTTATGTCGATGAGATATTCGGCATAGCCACCGGCTGGCTCGGTTGGACGCCGCGTGAAGCCTGGAAGACGCCAGTGCCACAGATCCTGATGGCCTGGGAGGCCAAGGTACGCTTTCTGGAAATGACCAATCCCTTCGGAAGTGGCAAACCGGACAAGCCGCCTGCCTCCGGTACCGCCACTGACTCGAACTTCTCCGACCTGATGTTGGCGAAATTCAAGGCCATGGCCGAGGCCTAGCACCCCGGGTGCCGTTGTTCCCTGTCTCATCGCTCAGCTTTGCGCTGAGCTTTTTTTTGCCCGGAGAAAAGCTATGTCAGATCCAGATGTACAGGGGATGCTGATCCAGATTGAGGCCACGACGGCACAGATGCGTCGGGAGCTCGCGCTGGGCGAGCAGGCTGTTGCCAAAGCGGCAACCAGCATCGATCGTAATTTGGCCGGCGCAGATTCTGCTTTTGATCGACTCAGCTCAAAAGCCGAGTCTGCAACGTCCCTGATTCGTGGTGCCATGGCAGGGATTGCAGGCGCCGGCTTGGTTGGTGGTTTGATCCAGCAGGCGGACGCCTATGGTCAGATGGCTGACCGGATGCGGGCGGCGACCAGCTCTTCTGCCGAATATGAAATGGTGCAGAAGCA